ACAAACTATCTATAATAAACTTTATAAAGATAGTTTAGGGATACCATACTGGAGACTAGGTAAGAAGTACTTATTCTCTACGCATTTAGTAGCTTCATACATAGAAGAACAAACTACTAAAAGATAGGTTTGTGTAAAAGTGAGAAGTGATGGCCAGGTGAATAGTAGCATCAGGCGCTAATCCTGCCCCTGTTAAGGGCCAAATCAGAAAGAGAATCAATGAAGTCTTGTCTCACTATCTTAATTTTCTTCATAGATTAAGAGTACATACAAGCAATTGATTCAACTACTATTAAACTATTAAGTTTAATGAGGGCAACTAATGAAATATTATTTGCTGTTTGGGTACAGTTATTACATCTACCAGGAGTTTGGATTGACAGCTTTCTTTACCTGTTGGGCTTTATTAATCTGTCTTCAACTTATGGCCTTAGAATATCTTTGGGGGAAAAATGATTAAGGCGCAACACATCAATACAATCTTAGCTGTAGTTTTACTCGTTACTTTAAGTTCATTTGTAACCTACTACGTTAAAACACAAAAAGAGATTAACGAGTTCCATTTAGAAATAGAAAAGTCTATACAAGAACAAATAAATCTCGAGGCCAAACTAGCAGTTAATGAATTAAATCTAAAACAAGCTATAGAAAATCAAGACTTGATGGTTAGTCAAATTGAAACCCTCACTAAAGAAGGTATTGTTGTGCATAACGAAATGCTTAACATCAGGGGGAAAGTGCTTGAAGCTTTTTTCCAATGCGTTACCGCAAAAGAGAAGAAAACCTAAGCTAATATATTTATGTTTTGAGTTATGCCTTGGCTTTCGATCTCGACCTTACCATTTTTAGCTATGTATAAAACCGGCTTAATGGTTTCCACAACTTCTTTGATAGGCACATCGTCTTCCACGCCTCTTAACTTTTCATACTTAGTAACCGCTACTTGTTTCCAAGATACATAAGATTGATTTGGTACAGTAGATATTTCAGTCATCATCAGTTCCGGTTTTTCCTACTAGTTTTACTTTTTTTCTTTTAACTTCTGTATGTTCTATTCCAGGATCGGGTTCAGGATCTGTACTTACAGAATGAAGATTATCGCATATGACCGTAACAGTCATCCCTGGTTCTATATCTTCAATCATAATTGTTGGCACTTCACCACCCCCATTTTTTTGTACTTCAAACGCTTTCGTCTCATCAATGAGAAATATTCCTTGTTTGTAAGCCGACGAGGAAACTTACTACTCTGGTTTGTCAGGCCACTCTACCTTTAACGGATCTGTTTCAGACGCATAGGTCGAAGGCATATTACGTAAAGCTTGTCGGTAGGTAGCCCACTCAGCTTTTTTACTATCTGATAACGGAGAATCTGGAACCTGAGTCCAATCAGATTCCCTAAGAAAAGCATCACGGGTGTTCCGTAGATCCTGTAAAAAATTAAATGGCGGTGAATTAAGGTTCATTTATAAAACGCCTGGACAATTACATGCCCATCATTAAACCCATGCGATCCGCCAGATGGTACATCTGCTTTACGACTCCATGCGTATAACCAAACATACCATGTACCAGCAGCAAGAGTTGCGGTATAAGTCCCCATTAAAGGGTTCGCAGCAAATGATGATCCTTCGAAATAAGTTGTACCATCCCAAACTTGTGAGCTTGTGGAATAGGCTCCTGTATTATTAATACTAGAATCGTCTTTTTGCATATGCATCACGCAAAATGAAGACTCATCCCCGTTAAATATACCAATTGGATGACAGCCGTATTGAACTGTTACCTCAGTGGCAACAGGCAAGGTAAAGTTATTTCCAGAACTATTGCCATTAATTAACAACCCAGGCATGGTTGTACTAGCACTATTATTATAATGCCAAGGATTATTATAATTCCCACTTGTCCAATCTGAAACTGTTGATGCGTAACTCATGTTTGTAGTTGAGTTTGTATTGTAAGCAGTAGTAGAAGTAAATGTATCTACAAACGCAGCAACCTTTCCAACCGTATTTGAACCAGCAACATCATAAACTGTAAGCGTTCCAACTTGTAAATCACCAATAGCGCCGTTAGCAATCTTGGCCGAACCAACTCCTAGATCTTTGATAATAACTGTAGGTACACCATCAATATTTACTGATGTAATTGTTGAGTTATCAAGGTTTATCTTCGAGGCATCGATTGAATTCACCGCAATACGCGCAGATGCAATATAACCTGCGGTTATTTTATCGGCATTCAGAGTACCAATCTTGGCGCTTACAAGTGATCCGTTTTTGATAAACGCATCTTCCATATACACGCCAGCAGGAACTGTTTCTCCATTAAGAGTTGTTTGAGAACTTACAACTGTAAAAGGAACGCTCGCATTATGAGAACCTGTCGGGCTAGTAACAGTAGTACCACTACTAATAACTGCAAAACGATCCGCGTTAACAATAAACTCACTTGTTATATTGCCAGCAGCACTTGTTGTTTGAGCTAAACCAAACCCAGCAACAGCACCATTAGTATCTATCTTTACTGTATATTGCCCACGCAAACCATCTACTTCACTTGCAGAGGTTTCTAACGCTTGCGCTAAAGTAACATTGTTAGAAGCACCTGTTGTTGGATTAGTATAACTAGCGCTTAAATAATCTAGTTGCGTTGCAGAAGCTCTCGCTCCATTTTGTGCGTCATTTAAAACAACCGTAGCCATTGTACTAAGGTTTGTTGCAGTGACCCTCGGGTTACCCGTTCCTGCTGCATTCTCGTAAAGAATTGAATTCAAAGCGCGGATAGCAGTTGCTGCGGCGCTATTGCCGCTACTAGAAATTGTATTAATAGCCGTTATTGCAGTAGTAGCAGTATCAGTACTTAATTTTAATACGTCATAATCACCGTACAACTTCCAATAAGAACCGTTCGACAATGCAATTCCTGAGTTAGCACTCACGGCTTGTATGCAAATATACAATTTAGTATCACTTGCACCAGCCCTTACAATTTTATTAACCGCATAAGCAGTAGTGCTACCCCAAACATCTATCTTAGATTGCGCTAATGCAATAGCATCGTTTGTATTAGCAGGCAAGTTTCCAATTGGACCTGAAAGAGCTGTTGCCAACTGGCTTGATGTAATCGCGCCACTTAAAACATTTAACATATGGGCAACATCAGTAGCTGTACTAGCCACTGTACCTGCCGCTGCATTAAACGGCCCCACTACAGAATCTGTATTTACATGTCGTGCCCAGTAATAACGAGTAACACCTGACCCTACAGGGTCTGTAAACACACGGCCTGTTTGTATACCCACCAATGTAGCGTCACCAATAGAGTCTGAAGTATGACTAAATATTTCTGTATGAGAATGATTTGAATAACTAGGATAAGTCCAAGTCAATATGATTGTGCTAAACGCACCTGCGGCAGCAAATCCAGCAACGGGAGGAGGCACTGCTAGATCAGGTAACGCTGTACCAGGTTGAACAAAACCTGAATTACCTGACTTGTTTGGGTCAAAAGGATTAGTGGCTAGCTCTCTAGCCAGACCACTATCAATTAATTCTCTCAGAGTAATTGCACGATCACGAGGATCGCCTCGTCTACCTAAACGTATACTAGTTGTTTGTTCTAAAAGCTCTAAATATTTACGTAAAGCTGGAGGGGTATCAGCTGGTATCCTTGGTAACGCAGGTATCTTTGTAGGATCGTTAGTACGTATATTACTATTACTGCCCACGAATCTCGTCCATGCTTTGAGCTAAACAAATTTCATTAATTGTTGTGGCCCCTGAAACTTCAACCTCCCATTCTTGGCCTACTGTTGCAGGAAGTCTCATAATAGGTTCTCGTAAAGATGCATTACTTATACTTGAAGGGGTAGATGTTGCCTGGGTATAAACATTATTACTAAAAGATAAAGTGTAATGAGCGATCAATGTACCGTCCGCATATACTTTAACTACGACAGGATACGCATCAGCATGGACAGAAACCCAAGCCATACTAGTAGGATTAGGAGTAAGAAACTTTTTAGTTTTAAAGCGTTGAGTATTACTAGAAGTTCCACCCCTATACTTTCGTATTTTAGTTCCTTCTATAACGTACAATTGGCCTGACTTAGGATCTTCAAAACCCCCACGTATCTCGGCCGATAAAGTAATAGTTGAAAACGCGGCTTCACTAGACCTTGGATCATAGACCCAGCCTCCTAGAGTTCCGCTATTGTTATAGAACGCTACATACGTTCCTTCATGCCTAAAGGCTCTTATGAGAGTGGGATGAAACGTACTAGACCACTGGTCAACTGAAATTAATCCACGAGAGACGACCTCTCCTGACGGTCCTGACACTGCAACCAACCCATCTGGGGCCGCATACAAAACGTACTCACCCATATCTACAACTGAGTTTTTGTTTACACAAGCTTGAGCAATATCTATTTTAACGGGTGTTAAAGCAGCTGGATCAGTACCTGTAATAAAGTACGGAGTGCCGTTAGTTAAAGCAACAACTCCGTTCCCTGTAGAAGCTATGTCAACAATGTCTTCTTCAAGAGTAATTCGGTAATCAATAGGCCAGGCATGGGGTAAGTAAGGCTCGGATAAACAAAACCGTTTACCAGAAAACCCTGCCATTACACCGTTACCTACAGCAGTTAACCCTAGCATTGGTCCATCAGGATACAAAGAAGAGTTATCGTCGGGAGGGCCAATCCATGTACCACTGGGCAACACTTCACCTAATGCTGAAGAGGCAGTAGTATCATTATAAGAAGTTGTTGCAAGGGTTATCTCAGCAACAAACTGAAAATCTGTAAAGTTAGAACCTGTATTGGAGCGGTATATACGTTTCTTAGCTGCACTAAGAAGGTAGTTCCCACTGGGGTTAGAACTAGTAGGTGTCGCAACGGTTACTGTCTCTGAGCTAGTTACATCTATAGTTGCACTAGCTGCAGAAGGTGGCCCTTCCTCACCCAAGTCCGTCACTATTGTAAATACATAAGACCTTGTTTCAGGAGTTTCAGTAGTTGTTGCGGATCCGCTTTTACTTACGCCTGGGGCTGCACTTGGAGCGGGTACCCCCAATCGATAAGTGTTTACAGGATAACCAGAAGAACCCGATACCATAGAACTGACTGTACCTACACGGGGGTAGTCGTCACCTGTAAAATACAGACGTTCATTTGTATCGTTTGCAATCGGACCAGGGACAACGTCTACTCCATCCTCTGACCACTCAAACCAGTTCGTATCCCGATAAAAATAAATCGACCGACGAGCACCATTCTGTAAAGTATAAGTATCAGTGTCGGCTTTAGTTGGAACTAACCGCCCTGATTCAAAATCTATATTTTCAGAAACCTGCCCAAATTGATCAGCTAGTAATCTAGGAGAAACTCCAGGAGCGATACCAGAAAAACGATCCAACTTGAAGTATGTCATTTAATGTCCCGCTAACAATGCCCAAATTACCCCTGCCATACCGCTTATTAATGCTAACGCTACCACAAAAATATTTTTATTAAGCGTATCTAAAGAAGCTTCAATTTTTTCTAACCTATTAAAGATCGTTTTAGATCTTTCTTCACACATAGCTTCATGGGCAGCCAAGCGTGTATCAGTACTATGACTCTGAGTCGCCACTAGCAGGTTCAATTACAGTTTCTTCGCCCTCTTCTTTAATAGACTGGGCTACCATCTGAACCAAACTGTTCACAGCTACTTCAGCTATTGCCGCTTCTCTACGAATTCTAACCATGTCGTTTTGAGCCTGTTGGTATAACCCTAATAATTCTTTACTTTTATCAGATAAAGATTCTATCTCGTAAGTCTCATCATCCAAAGTGATAGTAGGTGTATTTACTTCTGCCATTAGAACTTTCCTAGTTAGTTACGAATCACTAATATTATCATCCCTGAGAAGCTTGGCCAAGCTTACGCTGGACCCCCTGATTCCATACCTGCTTTATGTTTAGCCTTTGCATCGTCCGTAAAATAAATCTCTGCGAGCTTTTTAACTTCATCTGATTCTCCACTAACATCATCGTTAGGTGCGACTACATGACGATGAAAGGTTCTGGATATCTCCGTACCATCATCAGTTACTATGGTAGCTGTACGGACTTGAATATTTTTCCAATCCCCTGTGTCTATTATTTCTATCTTGTCTTGTTTTGTTGATTTTTCTAAAGCCATTTTATTCTCCTTGTGTGTCCATGCCTACCAACCCAGTAGACATAAGTTTGAAATTACTGGTCTGTAAAGTAACTAATTGTTCCTGTGAGGTAGCAAGTTGTGCCGCTAGATCCAAATGAGTTACTCCAGTTTAATTGCCCCCATGATGTTCCAGTCCCTGTTACATATAATCTAACCCATGTTTGACCTGATGCTTGTGCTGTATAAACAGCCTCACCATTATTGTCTATGTTGTAAGTTCCTATTGGTTGCCAACTATCATTATCATTAGCAGTAAAAGGAAGACCATTTATAATAATTCCTCCAGAGTAATTACCAGACCATGTACCTCCAAAATAAAATCTTGCAACTACTAATCGTCCAACTTTTGTATAACTTCCAATTTGAGTTGCCCAAGTAGTCGATCCATTTGATGACAATCCTTGCCAAATTGGAGTCCAAGTGCCAATCTCATAGTCATTTAGGGCGTTGTTTGTACTCCTATCCCCATTAAAGGTTAGTCCTCCAGATGGTAAAATTGCCATTCTTTCTGTAGGACTGTTTGATCCGTCAGCCGTTGTACCAAATTTAAGAAGTCCCGGTGTATCGTTAGAACCAACATCTCCATATATATTAGCTTCCATATATGCAACAGACGAATTTATATCAGTACCATCGCCAGCTTGAAACCATATTCCTCCAATCCTATCTCCATTATTTACAGCAGTAGAAGAACCAACAGAACTACCTCTGTTATGAGACAACATTATAAAGCATCCTGTTGAACCATTATTGTTACTTACTAGTCCTAAAGAAGATGAGCTATAGTCAGTACCTTCTATTTGTAAATAGGGGACAACAGAAGATTGATCTCTTGATGCGGCAGAGCCAATTAAAACCCTACCTGAAGAATCAATACGCATCCTTTCTTCTATTGAACCGCCCGTTGCTTCTGTTTTGAACACTAGCTTGCCTGAATCGGTAGCACCGTCAGCAATGCCATTAATTGAAGCTAGAGAACTATCGGTGCTATTGCCGAAATGAATTATTCCTAGAGTTCCAGAAGTAGAAGCATCAGAACTTGTTAATCCAATTACACCACCAGAGTTTGCTAAAGTGTTTTCTACTGAAAACTGTCTGCTTGGTGAGCTAGTGCCAATACCTACCGCCCCTGTATAACTCAGAAATAACTGATTGTCATTTCTCGTACCAGAATTTATAGCACTTAATTCTAAATAACGATGATTATTACCGCTTGACGTAGCTGTTACATAAGCAGTATCACTATCTGCGTATAGCATAATTCCCACAGAACCGCTTTGAGCATTTGTAGCTGTGTCTGCATCACCATGAATAACAAGAGATCCTGCTAAATTGGTATTTTCAGAAGAATCTACTGTAATAGCTGGTGAGCTTCCTACTGTTGAACCATTACCTATAATCAGCGTATCCGCAGAATCGTCTAAACCAATGTAGTAATCTTGAGCGTTCCCATCAAATACAATCTTGGTATCTTCAGCACCAGCGTCCCCAATCGTTAAAGACGGCGTAGTGCCTGATATGGTAAGCCCGCTATCAAGGTTTAGTAGTTCAGCCGGTGCTTGTGTTAGTGCCATGTTCTACGCCTCCTTTAAGGCTTTGACTTCTGCTTCTAGGGTTTCGACTTTAGTTATGAGTTGTTGAATGATTGACACATACATCGCGTCACTTTGCCCAAGCTTGCCCGCAAAAGCCTCACCATTAGTATCTTTCACTAAGTCGTAATCGGGATTATCAACTTTTTCGCCCTGATCAATAGTATTTGTTTCTTCAACTTGGTAACCATATTTATAAGGATCTGGAAGTTCTTGAGCAATAAACCCATTGACTGTTCCTGCTTCATGCTCAGAAGGATTGATCCATTCAAATGTTCGTGGCTTTAGGTCTTTAAATGTGTCAAGAGAATACGTTAAATCTTGAATATTTTTCTTCAAGCGTTGATCTGAAATTGTTCCAACGTCACCTGAGTTGGTTAATACTTTATCTGTACCAGTATTTGTTACTTCTAGCGCGTTGTACCAAAGCGAGCCATCACAAGTTAAAAACTTCAGTTTCCCTTTTGCGTGGTTATCGCCGGTAATGTGTTTTATGTAAGCCGACCAGCTTCCGCCATTTGCATCGGTGTTACCTCCAAACCATAAATAACTCGCATCATTACTCAGTCGGGTAGCGCCAGCCATGATCCCTAAATAGCAAGAATTTGACCCCTGCGCTCTAAATGTCGCGTCCATATTTCCATTAGAATAAAACGCGACTCTACGAGTCGTATTGATGTTTGTTGCCAGCTTTCCGTTTATATAACTTGTTGATCTAGGATTGCCGTTAAGCGTCAGATCGGCGGTATCTGTAAGCGTAAGGACTTGAGCATTACCACCGCTATTAAGCATGGTAAAAACCTCGCCTCGGACTATAAAATCGGAATCGGCTGCACCGCTTAGTAAAGATGTGCCATTACCAATATAACCTCTGGCAGTGCCTTGGGGTCGGATCGAGATGTAACCCGAAACACTGCCACTCGACGAATTGGTATGAAACTCTGCGATTCCTGAGTTTCCGTCACCTGTGAAAAATTGCGTTATTCCTGAGTTTTGGATACGCATTCTTTCTACTTCATCATAAGCCCCATCTGGAGTTGTCCAGAACGTCAACCGTCCCGGCATATCATTATCACCGGGAGTTCCGTCTACGCTTGATTTAATTGCTGCGGTAGCTCTCATGCGCTCACCGCCATCAGCACCTGTGAACGCAATAGTTCCTGTGTAGTCTCCAGACTGCACAATAGTATCTGAATTAACCGCCGTGCCTCTGCTTTTGCCTATACTGAGTGTTGGACCAGAACCATCGTTTGAGTTTCTAAATATTCCTATAGCAGAATCATGTGCCCCAGTTCCTTCAACTTGCAAGGTAGGAACTACTCCTCCATACAATGTGTCAGCAGAAGTAGCAGCTATTCCTCCAATCAAAACTCTTCCAGAAGAATCTATCCTCATTGCAGGAGCTGATGTAGAACCTCCTGTTCTTCTATCAAAAACCAAATCTCCTAGATAAGTGCTTTTCCACTCATTAGCAATGAGCCATCTTGAAGCTCCAGAAGTTCTGGTTTCTAATGCAATACCTGAATAAGTTGCCGAGTTAGATTCGTTATGACCTCCAATTAAGATGTTTGCGTTTGACCCTGTAACTCCTACTGTTCCGTCAGTTGGCAAAGACCCTGTTCCACTGTCTACAGATGTCATCCTTAATAAAGGAGCTGTTGTACCCGCCCCAACATTTCCAGAACTTAAAGTTAAGGTTTCTGTTTCTGTTCCGGCTGCAATAGTCCAAAAGCGTAAGTTGGCATCCTCAGTTCCATCTGTCTCGTCCATAATTTTGCCGCTGATAGAAGCATACAAAATATCTTCAGAGTTATCGTTACGCCCTTCAAAGTCTATTTTCCCAAGCAAATCATTAACATCAGGGTTTGCTGAGTTTCTGTACAGGCGTATATTAGGGCCGGGATTATCATCAGTATCAGTGCTTACAAGAGACAAATTATCTGTATTATCAGAAACGGTAATTGTTAAACCGCCATCAGGAATAGCTACATCTTTGTTCTCATCAACAGAAATGATGGGAGTAGTACCTACCGTAGAACCTAATCCAATAATCAGATCATCAGCAGAATCGTCTAACCCAATATAAAAATCTTGAGCATTTCCATCGAACACTATTGCTGTGTCTTCAGCTGTTGCATCCCCTATCGTTAATGTAGGAGAAACAACTAAGGCTGAATCAAAGTCTACTAAGTCTGGTGAGATTTTAGTTATTGCCATTTGTTATGCCTCCTCTAACGCTTTGACTTTGGTTTGTAGTGTTTCAATTAGCGCTTGTTGTTCTTGGATTGCTTTGGTGAGCATTGCAACATAACCTTCCCAACCGTCTAATCCCCATTGATCATTTTCAGTATCATTCCAAGCTAAATGTTCATCGGCTGTAATAGCTTCTTGTGCAACAAATCCTAGCTGTCTTTTTTCGCTTTCTTTCCAAGTAAATCGAACAGGTTTTAATTTTTTGATTGTCTCAATACCAGACAACTCATAATCAAAATCTTTTTTCAACCGTTGATCTGAAGAAACAACAATCAAACCGCCTGTTGAACTGTTCCAATAGACGGTGTAACGGTTTGCATCTGTAGCAGAGGCTGAAAACGAAACATTAGCATTAATGTGAAGCCGTGATGAGTTAAGTGACATTCTATCTGCCGCAGCGGTTCTAAAATTCATTTGATCAGAATTGTGGGCGTACTCAATTAAGCCTCTATAACTAGCGTCTCCAGAAGTACCATCTGCAAACGCAATTCCTCCACCGTGATTTGTCCCTGTGTATATGCTAATTCCGCAATTTCCACTACCATCTCCAACAGCTAAATCTGCATAACCACTTGCGGAATTTAATGTGTCTGCTGCCGTATTTCCCATTGAAACAAAGCCAGAAGAAGCAATACGCATTCTTTCAATTGCAGCACCTGATGAAGTGGGTCTAGTTCCAAAAACTAAAGAAGTATTAAAATTAGAAGCGTAGTCTCCTAAAGCATGAACATAAGCACCTAGATAATCAGTACCACTTGATTCAGTAGAAAATCCTAATCCCCAAACTTCGTTTTGTGTTCCTGCATCTTTATTAGTAAGTTTTATATAGTTACTATCATTTGCTGTTGCATCTGTTCCAACAGAACTATCTGAAATTTGTAATTTATTATCTGGTGCTATGTCTCCAATGCCTACGTTGCCAGTATTGTCTATAACTAATGGCGTTATGTGAGTTCCAGAAGCCATCGGATCTCCGTCAGCAGCATTACTGACACCAATAGTGAAATTACCATAACCACTGCCGCCGTTTCCTATCGCCCAATTTCTTCTTGCTGCGTTAGAGCTTGTGTCGGTCAGATAAATCTTTGACATTCCCCCGTAGGTTGAAGTGTCTCCCTTAATATCTAGTTTTGCTGCGGGGGAGGCTTGACCGCCGATTCCTAATCTTCCAGAATCATCTAGCCTCATAAGCTCTGCATCATTTGCAAAGTTATTCCATTGAACTGCACCGCCTGACTTTCCGGGTCTGATTACTGTGTGGTCATTTGCATCATTTGTAATTCTTGGAGTAGTAGCATTGCCAGCATTATTTTCAATATAGTAACCCTGAGTTGCTCCTGACTGAGTTACAATAGGGTGTTGAAAGGTCGCTGTTCCAGCATTTGATATTTCTAATCTTGAAGTTCCATTTGTATAAAACTTCATTGAAGCATTTTCACGTTGTATTAATGCTACAGTTCCATCATCAGCTCCACCGGGACTTACAGAAATAGTAAAACCATCAGTAGATGCGCTACCTGTTTCGTTACTAGTTAAGTGGATATTAGAGTCAGCATTGTCAGTAGTATTATGAACGTGTAACGGTCCTCTAGTTGCAGCTACGCCTATTCCTACATTTAGATTTTCGTCTACAATAACTGCGGGCGTAGTTCCTACAGTAGAGCCTTTGCCTATTATTAAATCGTCAGCGGAATCATCTAATCCAATATAAAAATCTTGTGCGTTACCATCGAACACAATCTTCGTATCTTCTGCTCCAGCATCACCTATGGTTAAAGTGGGTGTAGTACCTTTCAAGGTCATAGCACTATTAGTTAATGTCAGTACTTCAGTACCAGCAATGTCCATCCTGATAGTATCTTCGTCTGCACTCTCTTCTACAGAGATCTTAGTATCATTGTCTGCATCTATTAGTTGTGCAGCAGTACTTATATTCGTTGCGGTATTTAAAATAGCTTCGACTGCTACACCAGTAGGAGGAGCAGTTGAGAATGTGATGACTGAACCGGAAACAGAATAGTTACTTTTGCTTTGATAAACCCCATCAAAAAATACCTGGACGTTGTTCTCATGCAAAATTTGTGATCCGACATCAAGAGTCACATCGCTGTTATCACCCGTCATTGTCGCTTTGGTTAGGTTAGAGCCGCCAACCGTGGTAGCCATATGGTAGGCTGTAATAACACGGCCAGTTGCGGGGGCAGCACTTAGGGTTAACGTAGTCCCACTAATGCTGTAGGCATTGTGCGCCTGAAAAACCCCATCTATGAATACCAATAAATGATTTTCGTCATCAGGTTGACGACTTAGGGTGAACGTCGTGTCAGACCCGTCACCCGCAAAGATGTCGGTGTCCATCATCGAGCCTGATCCTAGCCCGTCGATTACATCTTGTAATAAAGCAGATGTTATTCGAAGTTCGACAAGATCACCGCTACTCCAAGCAGCAGCGGATGTATTATCCTGTCCTCTAACGATTGTAAAAGTATTACTAGATAACGCAGTTGCTTTAACTATTTCACGAGTAGTACCACCTGACTCTTGTAAAGTCAGATAGCAATAATCATTAGCTCCTGCCAAAGACGGAAACGTGGAAGCAGACGCAACTGTCAAAGACGTTACAGACGAGTTAATGCCGCTCGCTAGAGTTGAACTAGCATTATTAGTAAATTTTACAGTCATCGAGCTTTCCTATTGTTTAGCTTTACCAACATTTATAGCAATAGCTTCGACCACAGGGTAAATATACTTAGCAATAAATGCATCGTCCTTTGGTGTAGGCGTTGCTGCACAGATAGCCGAGGCTACCGTAACTAACAATGTTGCTATATTTATAATAGTAAGAATGTCCATTCGTTAACCTCTTATTAGCTAGCAGTTACTGTCCAAGTAATCGTCATTGAATCTGAAGCGCCTTTGTTTACTACGCTGAACACAGTTCGGCACAACATGGTCCCCCCAGAGGATGCATTTAATATTGCCGCTTCAGTAATAGCACCTGTGCCAGTACCAGCAGCAAACGTATCCACATAAGTAACAACTGCGCCAGATACATTTGTTGAAGTTAAGGCAGTACGAGCTGCTTCGCTTCCTAATGCAGTATCACTTGCGCCAGCAGCAGTGCTTCCAGTTCCAATAGCCATGTGTGACATGACGTTGGCACTGGTTCCTGCCATCCTAGATGCTACAAACCCTTTTCCTGCGGTGACCACAAGGTTTTCTACTTCCTGAACGACTTCACCGTTCAGAGCTATGGTCAAATGACCTTTCATTTCCATACTCGATTGTAGTATGTCCATATTTGCTTCCTCTTTAATTGAGTGTATTTTCGTTTAATGATACAGCATTAACTGTTGTACCACCTCTCAGTACATAACTGAAACTTTCAGCCATCGATACTGAATCTGCAATAACTCCCTTGTCAAAGACCACGGCTGGGGCCTCTACAAGAGAGAAACTGTCCGTTGCGGCTTTCTCAAATCCGATTACTTCGGAATCAGAAAAACTAAAAACATTGGCTTTGTTGCCATCGTATTCTTTTACAAAAGCATCTACTGTTGCAGCATCGTCCATAGAAAACGCATCAGAAAAAGCTCTTGTAAAAGTTACGGTCCTGGAAAATACTTCAGCAACAGTAAATGATTCAGTCTTACCTAAGTCTATTGCCTGAACCGCTGATTCTGCTATAGAAACTGTTTCGCTTGCGCCTTTATCGAAAGCCATGACAGATGACTCAGTCATGCTCATGGTTTCATTGTTCGTATCGTTAACGACCTTGCTAAAAGATATTGCAGAGGCTTCTGCTAAACTTGAAGCATCACTAAAGGCTCGAGCAAAATCTGTAACTACAGACGCTGACTCTGAAAGAGTTACCGTATCTGCCGCGCCTTTACTAATATCAAATACTGCTGCTTCAACCATAGAAAATGTATCAGCTGCGCCTTTACTAAATGAAATAACTGAAGCTTCTGCCATACTCTGAACATCATCAAAGTACCTGTTAAGAGTAGACGCAAGTAACCTGACATCTACTGCTTGTAATAAACGAGTAGTAGCAACCCCCTGCATATTTCTAGCAGAGGATATAGCTCTCAGGTCTCTTGTCGTAATAACAGAATCAGTCATTAGTCAAAATCGTCTCTAACTTTAAACTTTACTAGATCGTTAACTGTCTGTTTACCGCCACCAGAGAAAGTAATCTCTACTTCTCCTTCGTAAGTTCCAGCAGAAGGAAAACAATCTGTTGTAAAAGTAGTGATGCAAACACCATTTGTCGCATCACTAAGTGTCATACTTAAAGTATCCGTTATAGTGGTACCGCCAAGCGCACGTATGCGTAGCCTTACAGTCGCCCCTGTCACGTTAATAGGTGCCCAGGTTGCGCTGTTATCAGTATCTAGTGTTTGACCAGAAGCCGCCGCATTCTTATCTTTCAGAGTAACCGTAAGCTCTGGTAACGTGTCTCCTACGACGTAGTTTAAAGTATTAGAATATGCCATTGTATTGCCCTATTTAACCAGCAAGTATATTCGTGCTGTGCTTATTAGTACACCCAAAGTACAGATGCTGTCTGACGGATATCCACATGGACAAAATCCTTAGCAACACCTATGCCTTTGAATCCCAGTTCTATAGCATTCGCTACAATTAATCTACGCTGCTCTCCGCCTACAACTTTTATATCAGCAGCGATCCCTTGAGCATGAGTTCCTGGCTTCTCTTTTTTAGCCTCAATACTATGCCGAGGAGATCTATACCCAGAAGTAACAATAAAAGGAAACCCGCAATCTTGCCGTAACTGATCCAGACCTACTATAAACTCAGGCAATATCTCATTCTCGCCAGTTTCCTGGCAATCAAAATCTTCTACTTTAAAGTACTTATACGTGTTCACTTATTCACACCTTTTGTTTTCTCGAAAGAACGTAGCCCACCAAGTCCCAACATACCCATTAGTACAGTCATTAGTGTGGACATATCAAACTCAGGTAAAGCGGGAACTTCTGCCCCAAACATAGCGATAAAAAACAAAGCAACGGGTTGCCCAAGGAAATGCCAAAGTAATGCAAGAGCGCAAGTCCACCCGCATAACGGTCTCCAGCTCGATTGGAACCAGTTTCCCTGGGCTTCCATTTTGTTAACTTCAATCTGAGCGAGTGCAATTTCTTGAGCGTGTTTATCGCTCATGGTTGCGATCTCATGCGCCATCTTTTCTCTGGCGTTTTTATTTGGTATTACTTTCTCAAGTAACCCAGCGACAGGTCCTATTAATGCAGTTAAAGCCATTTTGTATACTCCTTATAAAATTGCCGCGCCCGGCACAAGTCTCTCGAAATCTCCGCGACCAAACACTGCTTCGACTGATTCAAATGTTGGCCCTAACAAAGCTGATAAACCTGCCGCAGGGCCATTCCACTGCCCACTTCTATACGCCATTGAAGCAATAGACAACGGGCCGTATATGCCTGCTTTATCGAACGCTTCCCCAAGGTATGCTCCCCACTCCATATCATCAGTTCTAAAATAATTTTTATCGCTTTGCCCAAGAGTACCAACAAACGCCAACCCTGTTTTAGCGTACTCACGTAGCTCCATACCTATCATTGCAAGAGGTAAAAGCGCTACTGCTGACAACGCTAATATACCTGCCGCCCCGTATATTCGTTGTTTTCCTTCAGTTTCGTTCATTCTTATCTGAGCTTCTCTTCTTATACCACCAATTATTTTTGTGTAAAAAGCGTAGAAGTAAGCTTTTAATTGCCAAACTAAAGCCCATCTAGGGTCAGAAGCCCACATAGGCCTTTCCGCTGCATTAGGTCTAAGTATGGAACTTTCAACAAACTTTTGTATGGCGTACTTAACTTTTTTACCTTCTGGGCTTTCAAATGTACGACCGCCTTGGTCCCAAGCTTTTATTTGCGCTGGTGTAACCCCATGCTGTTCTAAGTATCGTGAAGACCTGGAGTTAGGTAGATCAGCATGATGCAGTAAAAACTGCACCGCCATACCTGTAGCAAAGCTACGACTAAAGTTTGTAAAAAACTCTAACCCTGTAAACTTAAAGTATTTATCGGTCCAAGCACGAGATGCTTCATCCATATGCTCACGTTCTGTAACACTTATCCAAGCGTTAGAAATAGCTCCATCTTGTACAAGTCCTATTTCTTCCGCCATTTTTCTAGCTTCTTCTTGAGACATCCCTTTTTTAATCTGCCGCCAAGCCATCTCAAAACCATTAAATTCTTTTGAATGTATGATTGGACCTGCTAATTCGGGAAGTGAACCGATAACTGCAAGCGGTAATAATAATGTGTACTGAGCTGCCAGCAATCTACTCTGCCATTTAAGACGTGTCTCTGACATAGGTTCATAGCCATATCCTAAATAACTATTAATAATTTCATTCGCGTGTGCTTTGTCTTTATCGCTAAGCTGATCTAAAAGGGGTTGTAACCTATCGTTCCCTTGAGGATCTTTTGTTGAGCTATTCCACTCAACACGTTTTACTAACTGTTTTTTGTACATCATAAACGCTTCAACAGCTGGAAGCGCAAAGTCTGTTTTTGCTAAGTCCCCCCTATCTAATAAAGCTGTTAAACGCCGCTTTTCTTCTCTTGTACTTGTAGGGTCTACTTCATCTATATTTAAGTTAGAGTTATCCACTACATCCTGATATTTAATAATCCTTGCAATTGATTTTTTGATTGCTTGGTACGCTTTTATTCTAGCTTGAGAATTAGCAAACGGTTTCTTCCGCTCCTCTGCATTAAGAAGAAGGTTCGCAAACGCCTCTGGATTATTAGCTATCTCTTGTAAGTTTAAAACAACAGGGAAGTAATCCTGTTGGAAATCAATTCTCCCTTGCTGATTACGTCCATAACCCCTTTGTGCAGGTTCAATATAATTCTTATGGAGATCCTCTAAAAAGTTACGGACTTTTACAGCTAACCTATTCTCAAGTTGAGAGGTAGGTGTGTCCGTATTAGCGGCTTCCATTGCAGCTATAACTTCTGGCGAATCTAAATCACCTATTTCTTTTCTAAACCGTTCTTCAATCTCACGGTTTTGTACATCTGCTTCTTGCAAGAAGCCCATCCTACCACCACCTGTACGAGCACCCGCTTCACGGTAGAACATATCTGCAATGGCTTCTCCTACTGGCCCTATAATCCGAAGGTTTTTATTAGCAGTAAAGAACACATTGCGTAAGGACTGCATTCCTTTAACTTTATTATTTATTGCAATTCTTGCCTGCTCAAATAAATTTTTAGAAAAACTTACTGCCCCTGGGGTATTTGCAGTTTCTTCAGCCATCGCTCTTACAAGAGCTTTCTTTTCAAAAGTACGAGCTACAACTGCTGCATCTGTTAGCCAAATATTATCCCTGTGGTTAGCTTCAGCAACACTGTCTATAAAAGCTTCAACTTGTAAATCTGCCGCGCCGCCAAGTCTTT